AGGGAAGAACAACTAGCTAACCAAGCAGCTGATGCCGCTAGAGCTGAAAAGAAATACGACAGAGAAAGACAAGCAGAGTTAGATGAGTTAGATAAAACAGTTAAGCTAAACGAAATTGCTTACAAACAATCACAGATGACAACAGACGATCAGAAGTTAGCACAAGATGCAGCTATTGCAGAAGCAGTATCAAAAGAGATACCACTTGACAGTTTAGAGTTTGCGAGTATTTTATCTGATAAATTAGATACAATAATAAGCAGTAAGAAGCCTACCACTTTATCATTATCTGATATAAATAATCAAATAGGTATGGGTGCTATAGGCTTAGGTGCCTATGGTGATCCAGATGCGCAAGCAGCTTTGTCTGGTCAAGGTGGTAATGTACCAATTATCAAAATGACCGATATTAAGTAAAGAGTTTAACTCTTGAATACACGCAAGTGTAACAAAAAATTATGGCAGAAGATAAAATAGAATATAAAGCACCTACTGATGCAGCTATACAATCTATACTAAGTGAAGCGCAAGCGTACAAACCACAATCTTTAGCCACTAAACTTTCTCAAACAGAACTTACAGGCTCTCCAAGAGCACAATCCCAAAAAGTAAAATATATAGAAGTAGCTGAAGGTGCTCCTTTAGTAGCTGTTCCTGAAGATGCTACCAAAGAAGAAATGCAAGATTTACTAAAGAATCCTGAATTAGAAAAAAGAATGTTCGATCAGGGTTTTGTTTATAGATATGGTGTTGGTGCGGAGAGATACAATAACCCAGATGACTTAAACGACACGGCTTTTATGAAAGGTCTCAAGGGAGGTTGGACTGGTCTTAAGACTATAGGGATGGGGGCACTCGGAACTATAGCTGACTTAGTAGGAGCAGAAGGTTTAGAAGATGCTGCCAATGATGCTATACAGAGATATCAATTAGAGGGTCAAGCCAAACAATATATAGAAACAGATGAGGGAGAGATAATACCTTTTAGTACTTCTATAGAAGAAATACTATCATCTGAATCTAGATCAAAAGATTTTTTTAAATGGTTAGGTTACAATGTGGGGCAAGGTCTTGCCACTACAATTCCTATATTTTTAGGTAGTGTAATTAATCCTGCTTTAGGTGTAGGCATGGCTTACGGTATGGGTGTTGGTGATTCTAGAATAGCTCAGTTAGAAGCCACAGGTTTTGAAAAAGCAAACGCTGGTCTTTCCTTAGCATTAGGTGTACCATATGCAGCTGCTGAAAGATTTTTAGGAGCTGGCTACAGAGTAGGCGCATTGTTGCGTGGTACAACTAAAGAAGCGGGAGAAGAAGCTTTAAAGAAAACTTTAAAAGAAAGTACTGCGGCTACTATAAGTAAGTCTGTAGGTAAAAATATAGTAGGTGAGTCTTTAGCTGAGGGTTCTCAAGAAATTATTACATCAAGTGGTGGTACTATAGAAGGTGCCATGAACGAAGATAAAAAAATTATAGAATCTTTAGGTGATTTATACTCAGACAAAAACTTTTGGAAACAAGTTGGTGAAGCATCAGCAGCTGGTGCTGCAGGTGGTGGACCTTTTGGTCTTGTTGGTGGAGTAGCTCAAAGATCTAGAATAAAAGATATTAACAATACAAATCTTGGGGCTTCAAGTGAAAGCAGAACTATTGTAAAAGATGATCCTGAAGTAAAAGAAAAACTGGGAGATGATTATGCTGGCAACACTTATACCATACTAGGCACAGGTCAAACTTTAGGGAGAGACGGAAAAGCCATATTAGATAAAGATGGTAAACGAATAATTCCTAAGTACCAAGTTAAAGGTGTATATAATGTAGATGGTAAAAAGACTTTATTTCTAAAAGATTTAACACCTGGAGCAGGTAATACTTTCATAGAGTTAGATATGAATAATAGTAATCTTTTAGTGAAAGAAAATAAGTCTGTAAAAACTTCAAAAGAGAAAACTATAAATCCTGAGACTGGGCAAGTAATTGATGATACTCCTATATTTAATAAACAAGAGGATTACACAACAATAAATGTTAAACCATTAACAGCTAATCAAAAGAAAAAATACAAAAAAGTTTTAAAGACGAGAGGATATACTGATGAAGCAATTGCTAATCTAGAAGCTTCAGGACCTAGGGCTTTACTCACAGAAGCAGAAAGCCAAGCCTCTCAAAATTATATATCACCACAAGAAATAGAACGTCTAGGACAACTTGGATATCTACAAGAAACTGCAGACGGTTTTAGTGTACAAGTACCACGCGGAGGTAGACAATCTATATTTACTGCTGGTAAAATAAATGAGATATTAGATAACACAGCATTAGAGCGAGGCACAGGTAAAACTGTAGGTAGAGCTTTATTAGATGATATATTAGAAAACAATATAGAAAATAAAACTACACCTATAGGTAGAGAGCAGGTGGGTACTAGACCCGCGGTGCCCCCTCCTACAGCTGAAGAGGTAGTAAATAACTCAGACGAAAAAATTGCAGCACAACTATCTAAGATAGGTGATGACCTAAGAACTAAAAAATTATCAGATAAACAACGCCAAGAAATTATTGAGGCAAGAGATATACTAAACGAAGCTTCAGCGGAAACTATGTTCAAGCCTGCGGTAGATAGAAGATATGCTATGGAATCATTGGCTATGAGGATAGGTGCAGGGGGCACGCCAGCTGCTATTATAGGATATGAAAAAGCTATACAAGGTTTAAGAAATAGAAAAGGTATTACAGAACAAGATAGAGCTGAACAGATAAAACAATTCGAAGACAGAATAGCTAGTGCCCAGCAAGATCTACGTGACTTTAATGTGCTGTATTCTTCTTTTGGTTTTAAACCTCTGACACGTGACCAATTAAATAAGGTAAGACAGAGAGTTTTTCCTAATAAAAAGGCTATAAAAGCTACATACCAAGGAACACCAGCAGGTCCTATTAGTAAACAAGTAGAAGTGTGGGAAGTAGAAGATAGCACTAAAGTAAATGATGCTAGAAAAAACCAAAGAATTATAGACTCTAATGCATTGAATGCTAGAATAGCACAAACATATTTAGGAACTGTCAGTAACACTTTTTGGAATTTAGATGGAGGGTTTCCTGGTAATAAACCAAGTAACAATGCAGATATAGCTGTTGCATACATGATGCCTGGCACTTTCAACAAGCTAGCGTTAAGAGACCCTGACTTAACTTTAGATAGACAACTAAAAAGACAAGAAGCTTATGCTGATAATAGTAGCAATGGAATAACACCTCCCTATTTAGACCTTACCGTATCACAAACTGACGGGGGAACTACTGTAGTCACTGTCAATACTCACGAGGGAAGAGGTAGAGCTAACTGGGCAGATAGTTTAGATCCTGAAAAACCTATACCAGTTTTAGTAAAAGTAACACAAGAAGGTAAAAAATTTAAGAATACAGAGCTAGCAAAAGGAGACAGCTATGCAGAAGTTAGAGATAAAGTCTTCAGAAATCCCCAGACCGTATACGAGAATGAGGCGCTTGCTAAAATAGATAATCTACCTGAAGGTCAAGAAACAGCTTATAATCCTAAGGCTTATACTTCGACAGAAGTTCCTATTATAGGTTTTATACATAACACAGACCAAAAGTTTGGTCCTATATTTAGAGATGATTACAAATACAATCCTTTTAAGATGGATGTTATGATGGCGGAGCTTGCTCCTAGGTACACTAAAGAATTTACAAAAGGAATGCCCCGTGTTTACATGGCATTAAGAAATGAACTAGATAGATTAGGTTTAAGTTATGCTAACTTAAGTATTGTAAACAGATTTTTAGATAGCTCCAGAGCAAAAGGTAAGTTTGTTATGCACCAAGATGTCATTGATAAATCTTTAGATTTTAAAAAACCCCAGATAATACAAGTACTAAATAGCCCTAAAGGTGAGTATGGCAGTATAAAAACAACTATGAACTCTCAGATGGCTACACTTAGACATGAAGCAATGCATGCCATGTTTAGAAGTGGTTTCTTTACAGAACAAGAAATGAAAATGTTAAAAGATTATTCTAAAAAAGTGTGGGTAGATAAGTACAATATTAAAAAGATATATTCTGGGCAACCAAATGCTTCGGAAGAATTGTTTATTGAAGAAGGTATAACATTCGCTTTTGCAGATTACATGTCAAACAAATATGCAGCTCGAGGTTTATTAGCTCAAGTGTTTGAGCGAATGAAAGCTTACTTTATTGCCCTAGGTAATGCTTTGACAGGACAAGGATTTACTACAGGCAACGAAATTTTTAATCAGATAGACGCGGGTATGTTTAAAGATAGAGTAGATCAGTATAAAAGATTACAGCAAAATAATATACGTATTAATAATACTATATTAAATAAACAATATGGTAAAGCTACTTTTGATACACAAGTAACAACATCTTTTGGTCAACTATCAGATGCTCCTACTAGTCAGTCTAATTATAAAAACAGTTTACAATATATTGAAGAACCATCAGATTCAGATATAGATCAATATATACCAGGAACAAGACAAACACTAAGACAAGAAACTCGTCAAATGGTTAACGATATTAAATCGCAAGAGAGTGAAGAGGCTCGAGGCGTTGTTAGTGAAAAAGGTCTAGGAACATTCAGCAGAATATTTTCACACGCTAGAGTGTGGGCAAAGAAGTACCCTATATTTGAAAGATTGTACACAGCCGTGCATTTAAAAGACCAGAAGACCAGACAAATACAAAGTATATTCGTAGAAAAATTACAAAAGTATTTGAAGGTACTACGTAATCCAGAAGCGGCTGCATTACTAACTAAAGCTATGGAAATATCTCAACAAGTTCCAGGTCGATATAGAAGAAACCAAAATAATCAAATTGTTTTTGTAGCTGAACGTGATGGTGATGGCGCAGGTAGCACATTAAAAGCTGGAGATGTTATAACATTAGACGGTGATGTGGCAGATGCTTATGAGTCTGCTATGGAAGCAGTGCAGTACATGCATGCTGAAATAGTTAAGGGTTTATTAGGAAGTAAACCATCAAAAGAATTACTTACAGATGCTATAGATTTCATAACAAGTAATGCGGGTATAAATATGGGAATCAGTTTAAATGAGAAAACATTTTTAAATAACACAAAAAGCATTACAGAAATAACTGAAGACGATATTGAGAATTTAAGTTATCAAGACATAATACAAATGACAACTGCAATAAAAAATTTACAAGAAGCTATAGCAGACAGCCCTGAAGTTTTAGCTAATCAAGGCATTACAGCAGAACAGGCTACAGTATTAAACAATAGAATATCTAGAATACTAGGCTCTCAAGATAGAGAGGGGGCACCTGGAACAGGTATGCTTGCCTTAACTGCTGAGTTAAAAAAGTATGATGACTTTAAGAAAACAGATTACATCCCACTACAAAGACACGGTAGTCATTTTATTGTAGTTAGAGATAAAGATAATAATGTTATTGAATATAGAATGTTTGAGAAGCGCAAATTTTCTATTGTAGTACAAGACGAAGAGAAACAAGTAAGAGATGAATTAAATGCCAAGTACCGTAACAATGATGGTGTCACAATATCAGATACTAGACCAGTTAATATAGCAGAATTGCGTGACAGAGTGGGTGCTGATTTATCTACTATAGATGCAGCTGCTGGTATGATATCTGATACAAACAAAGAAGCTTACAATGAGATAAGAAAAGAAATAGAAAGTGTTTTAAATAAAGGAACAAATTTAACCAACGGGCAAGTCAGAGGATTTAGTGTTTTTGTAACTCCTCGTAAACAAGAAGGAGGTGTGCCTGGATACAGTACAGATTTTGCAAGATCACTAAGTCAATATGGTTTAGCTGGCAGTAACTTTGCGGCAGGTAATAGATTTAATTCTGATATAGCTACTGCTTACAATGATACGCAGAACCCTGCAAAAAATCCTAACACAAATTTACAAGAAGCATCTGCTGAATGGTACAAATATGTGCTAAATCCAAAGCACGAGCTAGCCGCTATAAGAAGGCTAGGCTTTTGGTATTATTTAGGTGGTAACGTATCCTCAGCATTCTTGCAGTTAATGAGTGTTGTCCAATTTAGTGGTCCTATTTTAAGTACTATATCTGGCAAAAGACAATCTGCTGCAATAGAATTATCTAAAGCATTTAAAGATGTTATGAAGATGTTAGTATTTAATGGAAGAAGATACGAAGATGTATTTATAAATTTTGATAAATTGCCAGACGATGTAAGAGATGATGTTATGAATGATGTATACAGTGGGGTAATTAAACAAGGCATGGCAATGCACGAAGCTGGTATGCCTCAAGGTGGTGGTGCAGTTAGCCAAAATCAAGTTAGACAGAGAAAATTAAGAACATTTGAAAATACAATTATAGGTGGTATATTTAATACCTTCGAAACTATAGCCAGATTAACTGCATATATTGCAACACATAGAATGATGCAACAAACTGATGCAGTAGAAAGTGCAACTGATTTTTTCAAAGATGATGCTGATTTCCAATCAGCTTTAAAAAGAAATGGTGGAGTAGCTACACCTAGAATGATAGCACAACAAGTTATTGAAGAAACGTTTGGTGTTTATGGTAAATTAAACAGACCAAAATATATGAGAGGTTGGGGTTCCGCATTCTTCTTATTCCAAACTTATATAAGTCAGATGTTTAGTTTAATGGCTAGAATGTTTATGAAAAAAGGACCTGCTGGAAAGATAGCACTTGCTAAAATGTTATTGATGATATCAATTACAGGAGGTTTATTGGGTTTACCTGGTGCAGATGAAGTCGCATGGTTAAGAGATTTAATGCGTAAACAAATATCTGGGATTGATGGTGATACTAGATCCGAGCTTAGAAAAATGCTATCAGAAGTCAGCAGTCCTAAAGTTGCAGAGTATTTTGAGAATGGAATATTTAATGCTTTGTTTAATATAGATGTACAAAGAAGATTATCTTTTGGTAACGTACCTGGGTCTGGTCAAATGCGTGCCATCTTAGGTATGCTAGGATTTCCGACAGGAGCCAGAGCAGAAGAATTTTTAGGAGCACCTGGTGCTATATTATTTCAGAACGCTAGAAACTTTACAGGAGCATATAACAGAACAGGTGAATTTCCTTTGCAAGAATTTTTAAATGCAGTAACTCCTACTTTTATTACTAATTACTTTAAAGCGGCAAACGCTTTAGATGGTACAGTTGAATCTAGATACGGTACTGTATTAACAGATGATGCTACTTTATATGACGCTTTTCTACAAAGCTTAGGTTTCACTCCTACAAAAGTCTCAAAAGAAAGAGAACTTAGCAGACTAGAAAAATTAAATGTAGGTAAAAATTCTTTATTACAAAGTAGAATGAACGTTAGAGTTACCAACGCTTATAAAAAAATATTTAGTGGTATGATGAATAAAGATTTTAATGAATCGCTTGAGGGGCAAGAGGATTTAAGAGAAATAATAAATCTACTATTTTCTCATAACTCTCAGCAAGGACCAGATGGTCAATTAGTTATTGATGCCAATCGACTTGCCCAAGAAGCTTTAAAAGATTTAGTTAAAGAATACAGATTGCTAGCACAGAGTGCAAAGGCAATACCTACTAGCGTAGCAGATGCTAACGCATTAGGTATTTCTTATAACTTTAACACATCCAACTAACCCACTCTTTAGATTTTTTACCAACAGGCTCATCAACTACTACAGGAACTTGGAATGTTACACCATATTCTGGGTGTGTAAACCATAGTGCTTGTTGGGGTCTCTCTGATGTGAATCTATTTGAGTAAGCATACTCGTCATATCCTTTTGTAGAACCGTTTACTATCGTACCTTTTAGAGATATATACTGGTGGTAATGCCCAAGCAAAACATAATCAATAGTCTTATTTCTATTGTTGTATTCTTGTTTAATCTTTTGCACACCTCTAGCTATCGGACCTAGCATACCCACAATTCCCGTGCCCCCTGCCACACCGAGACGATCACCGTGTGTTAGTAAGTAGTTAACACCATAGACTTTGTATATAGTATCAAAGCCTGTAGGTATTTGGAATTGTATACGCTTATCTTTTTTGAAGTGTCTAGCTAGTAAGTTATATAGCATCCAGTCATAGTTAGTTTTCGCGGCTTGCTTGTGGCGATATTGCTTGTAAGTTCTAGAGTGGTTACCAAAGGTACAGGGTACGAATACTTTCCCGAAAACTTTAGCAAATTTTTCTAGTGCCCATGTCATATTGTCTAGCAAATCCAACACGTGTTCTATATTAGAACCGTCATTGTTTTCTGCTAGCTCATCATGTATGTCACCAGATATCATATCGCCACCCAAGGCACAGATTATTCCTGGGTATTTAGGATTAACCATGTGATTAGTACATAAGTCAATAGTAGTATCTACTACATTCTTAAATCTTCTTAGAGCAATCTCTCTATCATATTCATTAATACCATTGACAGCTTGTTTATCTACAACTTCACCCCAATGAAAATCAGATAGAAATATAGTAGGTACACCTGGCGCACCTTTAGCGGGTGTGTTCTTAGTTAACCACTTAGGTGGTTTAACTGTATGGTTTTCTGCTTTGATAAGACTGTTCTTTAATTTTTGATGTGCTAGATTTTCTTTAGCTAATACATCTACTTGTCTTTTGATATCACGCATCTCTGAATCATGTGCGTATTGTTGTTCTATTAATGCTGCTTCAGCATCAGGGGGCACCATTGTAGGTTTAACTCCCTGTAGTTGTGCTTGTTCTATTCGTTCAAGCAACGTGGTACGTGGTATGCCCAGCTCTCTAGAAGCTGCGGCTTTATTACCTTTGTTATTAATTACTGCATTTAAAGCATCAATTAATATGGTCTTCGCTGTTGGTTTAGCCATAGTATTCTCCTGTAATTGTGGTATATTAACATCATTTTTACCTATTGTCAAGCAAATTGTCTTATGATATAATTGTAAGATGATCAACACAGATGCAATAGTAATGACAGCCCCTGTCGTAAAAATTGGTGGCGATGCGGTTAAAGTGGAAGAGTCCTCTGAGTCTGAAGAATCTTCCAAAGAATAAAGGAAGGAAACAATGTCTAAATATTATAATCCAAGAATAGGAGCTCCAGCTAAAAAGAAAGCTAACGCTTCAAAATCAAATGCACCAGGAGGGAAACCTACGTCTCCAAACAAAACTGGTAAGGCAGGTACTAAAGCAGGACCTCCGTTAGGAAAAACATCTCCTAAGAAGAAAGTAAAAACTAATCCAAACTCAGCTCCTGAAAAAGCTAAAGGCGGTAGCAAAAAAGATATAGCTCAAAAGAATCAAAAGAAAAATATTGAAAAGGCAAAAAATAATCCTAAGGTTTCTAAGCCTAAATCTCCTCCATTTTTACAAGGACCAAAGAAAAAAGAATCTAATAAAGCTGACAAAGGTATGTCTTTTAAAGAGGCATTCAAAAAAGCCAGAAAAGAAAAAGGTAAAGATGCTACTTTTACACACAATGGTAAATCATATAGTACAGTAACTATGGATGATGTTAAAGCCGCAGGTTTTGATAGTTTAAAAGAATACTTAAATAATAAAAATAAAAAGTAATGCCCATAACTAGAGGGCAAATGTATCAGCAAATTAAAACTGGTACTAAAAAGAAACCTAAGAAGAAAAAGTTTTCTACACCAGGCTCTAGAGCTAGAGCTAAGGCGGATAAAAAAAAGAAAGCTATTCTATCTCAACGAAGAGGAGAGGGTGGTCCTCAACAGAAAGTTGTGATGAGAGGTTTTGTTAAGAAAGCTTACGATATGTTGAAAGGTAATTAACAATGAAGATTATTAGAAAGTTTATTTGCAAATTGTTTCACATTAAACAATGTGAATGCGATGCGCCTAAAATTAAAAAGAAAAGGAAAAAGTAACATGCCAATGGGTAAAGGAACCTACGGAAAACAAGTAGGAAGACCATCTAAAAAAATGGGTCCAATGGGTAAAGCCAAGAATCAAAAGCCAATGAAAGAAGTAAAGAATGGTAACGGCACTAAGGGTAAACTAACTGCAGCCCAAAAGACTCTTCCAGATTTTCTAAAGAAAAAAATTAAAGCTTCGAAAAAAACTGCAATTAAAAAGAAAAGCTAATGCTTAACTTATTAATAGGTCCATTGACATCTCTACTAGGGGATACAGTCAAAGGATTTGTAGCTACTAAAAAGGCTAAAGCAGATCTAGCTTTAACAGAAATCAAAGCACAAAAGTCTTTGAAAGAACAGCAGATCGCAGGTAAAATCTCGTGGGAAGCTAGTGCAGTTGACCAAATGAAAGGGTCGTGGAAAGACGAAGTAATTTTACTAGCCCTATTAATTCCAGCGGTGCTAGTATTTATTCCTGGATGGACACCACATATCAAAGCAGGATTTGAAGCACTACATAGTTTACCAGATTATTATAAACATCTATTATATATTGCTTGCTCTGCAAGTTTTGGTATCAAAGGTGCTAAAGGTGCTATGGGATTAATAACTAAAAAGAAATAATGTATCAAGTAGAAATATTCGCGTATAAGATTATTGATAGGATATGTAAACTATTTGAAAAAGAAAAACCTAAAGATGAACATGAAGTTCACTGGGGTATAGGAGGAAAATAATGTTTGAAGAACTTAAGGAGAGAATTAAAGAACACGAGGGATATAGGGGTATCGTATACAAGGACAGCCTAGGATTTGCTACCATAGGATACGGTCACCTTGTCACTAAGGAGGATAACTATGAAGAAGGTATTGAATATAGTCAAGAACAATTGGAAGCCGTGTTTGAAAGTGATTTTCAAAACGCCTGTGATTGCGCTGACATGGTCGCTCAAAATAGTAATATCAATTTTGACGAGCATCCGCAACCAGTTAAAGAAGTTCTTATAGAAATGGTATTTCAGCTAGGTGTTGGAGGTGTAAGTAAGTTTAAAAAATTCTTAGCAAACTTATCTACTAAGACCTATCACCTAGCCGCAGATGAAATGCTCGACTCGCGTTGGGCAAAACAAACTCCCATGCGTGCAGAAAAACTATCTTATATTATAAGGGAACTCGCTCACTAGAATGTCTTTTCTGGTAGCTAACTTACCACCTACAAAAGTATTTGTAAAGAAACAATATCTCTATGACCTCGAGAGGGGGCACGGAGAATTTGTTGAAGGCTTATGGGTTACCTGTAAGTCTATAGAAGGGCGTGCTTTATACTTCGAAACTTATCTTCCAGAGTATGGTGCTTTGTATGATAAGCTACCTATATCTGCGTTCGTATCAGAGCCTACCGATTTAGATTTACCATTAGAAGAACTACAATTATGGGATGCTTTCAGTTATCACATGACAGTGATTACCAAGTCAAGCATTGCAGGGTGCAAGGCTAAATACTTAGCGCCTTCTAAAGAATGGTATGGGGGTGAGTATCTATTTACTATAGATAACTGTCATTCAGATGTGAACACATTGAATAGTGGGTACTCAGAGGTACCAGAAGAACATAAGTCTTTTAATATATTAGGCTTAGATAATAAACACTTCGCTGCCCAACCAAACAATCGTTGCTTGTTCTACGACAAATCATTGACACCTTCTAAATTAAAAATGCCAGACTTTAAAGTATCTACTGTAGAATATAATGTGGAAACTGAAAGTAAGTGGACAGCGGGTGATGATACCGATTTCTTTTACGGCTTAAAAGAACAAAGCTAGGCATAAGCCTAGCCCATTCCTCAAATAATTATTTAGTGATAACTTTATGTACGTTCGGAAACGCTTTGTTTCTGTTGTAAAAATTTAATGCCCACTGCCAGTCCTCTTTATACTCAGTTCTGCAGTAGTCTTCTAGTGTGTCTCCGTTTGTTTCGGCACTGTTAAAAAAGTTTAAACACTTATTAACAAATGCTGTCGTTACGGAGAAAGTTCTTGGGTACTCCATAGATTCTCCTTTGTTGATATCTCAGCCAAGGCTCTCCAATAGTCCTTGTCTTTGATAGGGAGTCTATCAAACTTATACTTAGAAGTCAATGATTTATTACTGAATGACAGGTATAGCTTTTTTGCAAACCTATCATACTTAGTTGAATGCGGATAGTTGTGTGTATTTTTCATGTGTCTCCAAAAGAAAAAGGGCTAATCCCAATGAAGAAAATCAGCCCTTTATACGGTTGTGGAAGTGGTTCCCCAAACTGTTTCTAAATATTGCATCTAGAAGAAGTAAGGTTCTTTGTGCCCCCCTGTCTCCGTTGTTAGTCTTATTATATCAAAAGATATAACATTTGTCAAGAGGTAAATGCCTCACTCCAATCTCCTTGGACTGCTCCCTTTGCGTACTCAGTTGCTCTAGTCTCAAAGAAGTTCTCGTGTGCCTGCCCGTTGACAATATAGTCCACCCATTCAAGTGGATTCTCTTTAACTCCGTAGTTAGGTTTTAAACCTAGCTGAAGTAATCTTCTGTCTGCCATGTAGTGTATATAGTTCTTTACTTCTTGAGGTGTAAGTCCTTGCACTGGTCCTTGCGCAAACGCAAGATCAATAAACTTTTCTTCAAGAGTTACCATATCCCTACATATATCGTAGAGTGACTTCTTAAATTTATCATTCCATAATTCTGGTTGTTCATCCAGTATAGTATGAAATAACTTTAACATATTTTCTACGTGGTGGTTCTCATCTCTGATAGACCATGCAACAATCTGACCCATGCCTTTCATCTTACCAAACCTTTGAAAGTTTAATAACATAATGAATGAGCCAAACAACTGCAAGCCTTCACCAAATGCAGAGAATACTGCCATGTCTCTGATAGCCTTTTGATTATCATTGCCGCCTTTATTCTCCCATAAGTAATTATGTTTGTCAGCCATCTCTTTATATTCTTGGAAAGCTTTGTACTCTCTGTCATCCATACCTATGGTATCGTTTAGTAGAGAGTAACTGTGTGCATGGTTAGCCTCTGATGTAGCTATAGCAGATAGCATCATGCGCACCTCTGGTTTTTTAAACATAGGTATATACACATCCATATACGCTTGTGCAATATCTACGTCTCCTTGCGTAAAGAAAGTTAGAATCTGTTTAACTAGATTCTTTTCTGCATCATTCATCTTCGCGTTCCAATCACTTACATCTTCATGTAAGGGAACTTCACTTGGTAACCAATGCATCTTTTGTTGTTGATCGTAGGCTTCAAAAGCCCACGGATATTCAAATGGTTTATAATATTCTCTTCCTTCAAATACTGACATCTCTCCCCTTTCTATGCCTCGCACGCGGCGCAGGCGGTTTCGTCTGTGTCAAAGTCTTGTCTAATTGTTCTCTCTATTTTACTAGATAAGTTCTCTACTTTCTTAAGTGCTTGACTTCTCATATAGTATAGAGTTTTAACTTTATTTTTCCACGCTCTCAAGTGTATACCGTGTAGTGTTTTAGTATCTACATCTGGTGGTAAAAATAAATTTAAACTTTGTGATTGGCAAATATACTTTTGCCTATCTGCTGCTAGGTCTATAAGCCACCTTTGGTTCATCTCAATAGCAGTTTTAAATACTTCTTTATCTGCATCAGATAGAAAGGATAAGTGTTGAACACTACCACCATTAGTCACAATAGATTTCCATACCTCTTTATTATTTCTATCGTACTTTAGTAGTACCTTTTCTAAGTATTTATTCTTCATTAAGAATGTACCACTCAAAGTCTTTTGAGAAAAAGCATTTGCTCTTAGTGGTTCTATAGATGGAGAAGTTCCCCCACAGATTACTGATGAAGAAGCATTAGGAGCAATGGCGATGACATGTGAATGTCTTAGTCCTGTGCCTTCCATATCTGCAGGTGAACCCCTCTCTGCCCCGAGCTTCTTGTTAGCAGCTTGAGCCTCGTTGTGTATATGCTTAAAGGTATAATCGTTTATAGACTTAGCCATAGGACTATCCATAGATATACTTCTCTTCTGAAAATAGCTATGTAATCCCATTGCACCTAAACCTATTGCCCTTTCGCAACGCGCAGAATTGACAGCTCTCCACATGTAATCGGGAGCGTCNTTAATAAAAGTTTCTAACACGTTGTCTAGCATACGTACAATATCTTCTATGAATTGTGGGTTATCTTTCCACTCATCAAAATATTCTAAGTTAACAGAAGACAAACAACACACAGCAGTTCTATCTTTAGCTGTAGGTAATGTAATCTCTGAACATAAATTAGAATGGTTAAACTTTAAACCTAGTTTCTTTTGTGATTCTGGTAGAGCTTCGTTAACTGTATCAATAAAACTTATGTATGGTTCACCTGTAGCTATTCTAGTTTCAAGTAATTTAATCCATAAAGTTCTGGCATCTATTGTCTTTATAGTTTGTTTAGTATGAGGATCAATTAAATCCCAAGACTCACCTTCAGTTACAGCTTCCATAAACTTATCAGATACATTTACACCATGATGTAAGTTAAGATTTTTTCTATGTATGTCTCCGCCTGTCGGCTTTCTCATCTCAATAAATTCTATAATTTCTGGGTGGGATATATCCATATAAGAAGCATAGCTTCCTCTTCTAGTAGCGCCTTGATGAAACGCAGTCATCTGTGAATCAACAACATGCATGAAAGGAATGACACCTGTAGTTTTGTTTCCAATACTTGTAGCCATACCTTGTGATCTTACATCACCCCAGTAGCCTCCTATACCACCGCCCATACTAGACAACCAAATGTTCTCAGTATAGTGGTCCGCTAATCCTTCTCTAGAATCATCCACGTAATTTAAGAAACAAGATATAGGTAGTCCACGCGTAGTGCCCCCATTGGATAACACAGGAGTAGAGAACATAAACCATAGTTTACTTGCATAATCATATAACCTTTGTGCATGAGCTTGATCGTCTGCAAATGTCTTTGCAGCTCTGGCAAATGCATCTTGAGGACTAGCCTCCGTTGGTAGTAAGTATCTATCTTTGAGTATAATCTTGCCCGATTCGGTTAAAAAATTATCACGTGAGTATTCTATATTTATTTTCATCTATATCCTTTCATGTTGTCCTGTGAAGAAGCGCGAGCCTTTGATTCTATCATAACTTGATTGGGAACACAAGCCCGTCTTTAACTTGAATGTATCCAGCCTCTTCCATAGCCCTAACTGTTTGCTCTGATTCGCCTGGTGCGAGAGTTCTTCGAAGTAATTCGCGCTTGAAGTGGCGCAGACTTATGAAGTTTCTCTCTGTATTTAGCATAGTTTCTTTAGTCCAGATTGCCATATCCTGTGCTAGCTTACCCGCTCTAGCCATACCAAACCCTGCCAATGCTCTAGGCATAGCTTCTTCTACTTCAAACATAAGGTCTTTAGTTCTTTGCCAATGATCCCAAGTAATTACTTTCTGTGTAGAACAACTTGCAGACACAGCCAAAGCTACTTTAATAAAGTGTGATACTCTACGTTGAGTATACTCAGCTAAGTTAGGGTCTGTAGGTATAGGCTTTAAGCCAGATTCTATATCAAGATTGATCTTATCAAATGCTCTGTCATCAAAGCGCATAGGTCCGTACATCTTTGCTATCTCTGACAAGTCGCATCGTAAGTTATGTATAGTAGAATCTTCTACTCTATCTTGTAATAAAGATTGTGGTATTTTTTCCCCGTCAAAAAAGACAGGTATAATTCTTGATAACAAACCTTGTGACCTAGCGTCTTCGGGCAAGTTATCAACAAACTGTTCGGGTGTAGCACATGCTATCCAATTTAAACAAGGACCTTTTATTATATGCTCACCTGCGGTTTTAGTTTTATGTGAGTACTCTTCTTTACTATCCCACATATCAGTAAGAAACATTTGTAAATATCTTTCATGTCTGTGTAAGAATGTACCTAACTCTGATGTAACTAATGTTAATGACCCATCATAAAACTCATCACCTATTGTAGATAAACGCATATCAAATCTAGATGCCTTAGACATATCTACTGCTAACTTCTCTGGTGTTATCCTGTCTTGTATACAATACAAAGGATACTCTTTTAAACCGTATTCAGTTAAGCCAGAGTTAAAATTTTCATGGTCTGGTGTAGTACCTACAGGTGTAGTTAGTTTACGAAATACTTTAGTAAATGGTAGAATTAAACTAACTGATTTGTTACGTCCAGGTCCAGCTACTAGCACAACGAATATATTAGCACGTATATCGTAGTTAGCCATAGGCATCCATACTCTCCTACCTAATGCACCAGACACAGACGACAGAGCCGCCCACCTTCTAAACAGTTTAGGTATAGGGCTTTTACTAGTAGCATCTACGCATGCTTCGATGTAGTCTTTATATATTCTAGACATTGTGCCCTCCCTTCCATGTTTTTAAATTCTTCCAAGTGTTACCAACTTCTACAGAAGAAGGAATGATTAACTCTCTATCTTGCACAACCATAGGATTAGTCATGCAGTTAACTATCTTAGGCATCAACTCGTCTACCTTCTCATTAGGTACTTGACCTAGGATAGCATCGTGCACCTGTCCTAAGACTTGTACACCTTCATCTTGCAACTCATTCCATACTCTATACAGTCCTATATTTAATAGATCACCTATAGTAGATTGAGGTACATAAGCAATAGCACCACGTAATGTAGTAGCATCATTGAGTCTACCCCAGAATTGTCTACGCCTACCCAGCGGTGTAGTAAGCGTTCCAGTATTTGATAGCTCATTTGCTATACTGTCATGCCATTTCCTGATTCCAGGGAAAGCGCCTGGAACATCCAGGTATTTAATCTTATCACCATATACTTTACCATATGCTAGAAGCTCATCAAAACCAGCTTTAGGATCTTGTTTATGCCACCTATTAACTGATTCTAAGGCTACTACACCACCATAATACAGCAGTTGAAACCTTGTAGCATGCGCTACTTTAATCTTTAAATGCCTAGCTAATGACGTAGCTGACAAGCCATAGTTAGTACCATGACCTGCACGTTTACACATATCTCTAAAACTAAACTGCAAGTAGTAAGGGTTCTCAGCAAGCTCTCTTTCTTGTGCAGGATCACCGCTCCAACCCATGTTTTTCCAAACCATTTTAACAACAGTAGTATGCAAGTCACCACTCTCACAAGCATTGATGTACCCCTCGTCACCTGTAAGATAAGCAACCACACGGGATTCAGCTTGCTCTAGATCAGCGTAGAACATAGTCATACCTTCATCGGGTATAAATATTTCGCGCAAGTCTTTTGTTATATTTTGAAGATTAGTTCCTGTACCCCAAGGGGCTTCTGAAGATGACCAACGCCCTGTCTCTGTGCCTGCCACATTATAAGAACAACGTATCCTATTGTCGTTATCTCTGTCTGTGTCTAGCACACCAAGGTGTTTGTCTATGTCACGTAATGCAAGAATAGCATTACAAAAAGGTTTTGCTCGTGGATAATTTTGGCGCATGTATTCAAGCGCTTCACGATCTGTTGAAACTTTTTGCTTACCTTTCTTATAAGACATAACTTTAGGTATGCCTAAGTGTAGGTAAAATAAATTCTGTAATTGTTTAGGTGATGCATGGTTTAGATCTTTACCTGTTGCCGCGTTTGCAAACAAGTTAAGCATGCGTTCTAGTTTAACTCTGGTATCTTTCAAGGGGGCACGCATATTTTTAACTGCGTCTAAGTCCACACGTAATCCTTTTAACATCATAGCCATAGCAGGCTTGATGCTATCTAACTCAAAGTTGTATGTGCCTGTGGTGGTATCGTCTAGATCTGTCTTGATCTTCTGCCAAATCTCTTGGGTGACTGCACAATCTAATGCGCAATAAGTCCAGAGTGTTTGTTCAGAATCTAGATCTATGTTTTGAATGTCTACATTCTTTATTATTTTTGCCATTGCTTTTGTCTCCCATTCTAGTCGTAGTCTCTTTCAATAATCATATCTATATAGTGTTTAGCTTTTTCTAAATCTTGCTTGCCTCCCTTCAATGTGTGTCTGCATATGTACTTTATAGCATTACCTTCTGCGAATAATAATTTATTACTATTAATAAACATTGAAGGTTGTATCTCGTAATCTTGGTAGTGGTCACCGCCTACTTGCGTAGAGTATGCGTCATCTGTAGAGCTCATCCTGTCCTCCTATAATTTCAAAAATCTTTTGTCTTGTATTGTGCGCATGTAAAAAAGAATAGTCGCACACTATAATAAAATCTTCTGTCTTTCCTCTCAGCCATATCTTGGCACGTTCCTTGTTGGCTATACTTTCTCTTGACTTGTTTGTTGATAAGAAGTCTGATATCGCTAGGTCAATGACGGATCTCCACAACCGCACTTCACTTTCGATAGTTACTAAATCATTTGGTATATGTAACTCCGAAAAATATGGAGCACGCTTGTACATTATTACATCTATTCATCTCTCTTAGTACTCTTTGAAAACTTAGCCATAGTTTTCCAAGCACCCTCGTTTGTGTATATAGAACCAAGAAAGCCTAAGCCCTTCTGTTGTTCTGGCTGTAGCGCATGTTGAGCATGCATTGTATCGTGTATCTTACCTTTAACATTTATGTTCTGCTTATAAGATAACCATGACACATCATACGTTTGGTTCTGTGCAACCTTAGTAATCTTTTCGTTTTCTAAAATTCTTTTAACCCAAGCCCATGCCTGTTGCTCATGCTTATTATCTTTCCAATAGTTTTGTAAAGCATTTCTTGTATCTTTAAATGGTATAACTAAAGCAACGGAATCAGATGGAGCAAAACCAATACAAGTAATAAAACCTCCACTAGTTTCAATGTCAAAGCTAAGTGGGCTAGCTTCATTATCTTCTCGTATATATTGTTCTTCAAATTTATTAAGGTCTTCGATAGTAGGTTCAATCCATAACTCTCTTTCTTTTATTTGTATATCGGGTGTCTCAGATTCTGCTATTGCTTTCTTAATATCTGAAAGAACAACAGGTCTGAAGTCAAAGTTTCTTATCACGGCACTAGGGCTAAAGGTAGGCAAGACTTTTGTTCCCCCTGTGAGGTTAGATTTAAGAACAGTTCCCCTGTAAGTTCCTATCTTATCTAGCCCTGTCAGCGCCCATAACGCGATACTCCCCATTGCAATAATTACATTAGGTTTGCACGCGTTAAGCTCGGTCTCTAGTCTATCTATCTCTCCCTCGTATTCTTCTTTCAAGAAGCCGAAGCCATTCACAGGAAACTTCGAGCGACTCTTCCCCTCTTTAAGCAAAGCTTTATAAGAGTTTTTATTATTGAAGAAGTGTGCAGGATTCTCCTGTGCTGGCTTCTGAGAGAGAGCATAAGTGAGCAAACAGTTTTCCACATTTAGGTTTAATATCTCACACATCTTGTGAAACATTTTACCTGTACTACCAACCATGATTTGACCAAGGCGCTGTTCATCTGTACTTGGAAAGTCAAAGACGAATGCGATCATGGATTCACCATTGCTTGGTTGCTGTGAAGGAACTGTCTGCTTTGTCATGCTAGAGTATTCTTTTTACTGAGGCTTGTAGAATATCTTTATTCTTACCAACCATTTCGTGCTTGATTAAACCCTTAAAGGTTTTACCAATTGCCATTTCTAGCAACTCACTATATGGTAAGTCATCTACATGACCCAGTTCCAGTCCACTTGTAAGGAAAGACTTTAATCCTGTAGCAGGATTCTTAACCTTCAAGGCATTAGGTGTAGCCCAGAACTCCATACGTGTGGGTTCTGCATTACCTAGTTTGTCGTCAGTTAGATCTGAATCAATCACCCCAACTGCTTTGACGTTTAGTCTGATGAGTGGTGTTGAGTTTTCCCCAACCTCATCTGCTCTGTAAGATGTTACAGAGAATTCATAACTACCCTCGGGAAGTACAACCGATTCGGGTGTATCTTGAGGTGTCATGTTTAAAAAGTCAGCAACGTTAGACATTATTTATCTCCTTTCGAATTGCTCTCTTTGAGTTTTGCCTTTGCATTTTTCTGAATAGAATCAAATAGCTTACTTAAATCTAATTCGATATTAGGTTCTATTAAAGAAGGCGCTGTAACTTTCAGATCCATTNTATGATCTGACATTGTACGTATCGTGCGCTCTGTTCCTTTACTAGATGATCTAGTATCTATTCTGCAAACNCAGTTAAAGTATCTACCAATCTTAGTTGATAGCTTNGAACCTACGGAAGTTGGGTATGCTTTNGACACACCTAAATCACCTTCCATATACTGCATGTGTGTTGTCACAACAACATTACACTTCACTTCATCGCCTGTAATGTACTGTATAATATTCTGCACATCACGCGCTGCAGCACCCCATTCTGGTTGGCTAGCTTGTTCAGTAGGTTTCCTGTTATTAAA